CAGAAGGACAAGTGGCGCGACAAGCCGGATGACGATGGCGACGACACGACCCCGACGCCCGTCAAGGTGACGGTCGAGGTCAAGGACGCTCGCAGGCCGGGTGGCGGCGATGAGTGAAGTCCGCCCATCGCTGAACGTCCCGCAGTCTCGCTTCATGGCAATGCCGCACAAGTACCGCGCCTTTGTGGCCGGCTTCGGTAGCGGCAAGACATGGGTGGGCTGCTCGGGCGTCTGCTCGCACTTCTGGCAGTTCCCGCGCATCAATGCGGGTTACTTCGCGCCGACCTATCCGCAGATCCGGGACATTTTCTACCCGACGATGGAAGAGGTGGCTTTCAACTGGGGGCTTCGCGTCACCGTGCGCGAGGTCAACAAGGAGGTTCACATCTATTCGGGCAGGCAGTACCGGGGCACGGTGCTGTGCAGGTCCATGGAGAAGCCCGAGACCATCGTTGGCTTCAAGATCGGCCACGCGCTGGTCGATGAGTTGGACGTGCTCAAGGCCGAGAAGGCCAAGGCTGGCTGGCGCAAGATCATCGCCCGCATGCGCTATAAGGTCGATGGCCTGAAAAACGGCATCGACGTGACGACCACGCCCGAGGGCTTCAGGTTCGTCCACGGCCAGTGGGTGCAGGAGGTCTCGGAGAATCCCGACCTTCGCGGCCTATATGGCATGGTGCAGGCCAGCACGTACGACAACGAGCTCAACCTGCCCGATGACTACATTTCGTCCCTGCTGGCATCGTATCCGTCGCAACTGATCGCCGCCTACCTACGCGGCCAGTTCGTGAACCTCGCATCGGGCAGCGTCTATCCGCTGTTCGACCGCCATTTGAACGGCACCGCCGAGCTGATCCTGCCCCGCGAAGCCCTGCACATCGGCATGGACTTCAACGTGGGCCAGATGACGGCCAAGGTGAGCGTGATCCGTGGCGATGACCCGCTAACGCTTGATGAGCTGGTCGGCGTGCTCGATACGCCCAGCATGATCGAAGCGCTGCGCGAGAAGTACGTGCGCGACGGTCGCAAGGCCGATCAGATCACCATCTATCCCGATGCAGCAGGCGGTTCGCGCGATACGCGCAACGCATCCAGCTCCGATCTGGCGCTGCTTCGCAATGCCGGCTTCCGCGTTCTGGCCCCGCCGTCCAACCCGCCCATCCGTGACCGCGTGGTGAGCGTCAACGCGATGATCTGCAACGGCAAGGGTGAGCGCCGCTGGAAGGTCAATCCCAAAACCTGCCCACGCCTGGTGCAGGACATGGAGCAGCAGGCATACGACGCCAACGGCATGCCCGACAAGAGCGCTGGAAACGACCACGGCCCGGACGCGCTGGGCTACTTCATGCATTCCAAGTTCCCCGCGATCCGCACCAGCCGCCCGAAGGTGGACAAGACGGTGCCGCAGGGTGTGAAACCTTTCTCTGTCGAGTGGATGACCCATGGCACTCAGTCCTGACGCGCCGATGAAGGGCGTTGCCGTCGTCAAGGTCGAATCCGAGCCGACCGACCAGGAAAAGGCCCAGGTCCGCCAGTGGCAGGACACGCTCACCCGTGAGGACGAGCTGCACAAGGACCTGTTCAAGCGCATGCGCAAGTGGCGCCGTGCGGCTAAGGGCGAGTCGGACCACGACGTACACGTCAACCTGCACCAAGCCTCGCTGGAAACGCTGCTTCCGCTGCTGTACGCGCAGGACCCCGAGGTCCAGGTCAAGCCTTCAGAGTCCATCGACCCGGCGCGCTATGGCTCGTTGCAGCCGTTCGCCAGCACCCTGCGTATCGTCATCGACCGCCAGCTATACGACGCCGACCTCAAGAGCATGGTCGAGCGAGTGATCCGTAGCGCCAAGGTGTGCGGCTATGGCGTGGTCAAGGTCATTTTCCAGACCGACACGGCACAGGACCCGCAGATCGTCGCCAAGATCAACGACGTGCAGGACAACCTCAAGCGCGTGGCCGAGCTGACGCAGGACATCGCCGAGGGCTACTGCGACGACGAGGATGCCGACAAGCAGACGCTGGAGGACACTCTCTCGGCGCTACAGGCGAAGGTAGAAGTGCTCAAGAGCATGGGTATCGTGCTCGATTTCGTGCCCGCCGATGACTTCATCGTGCCGCACAGCGTGGCCGAACTGATCGACTACGTGCGCTCGCCGTGGCTGGGCCAGCGGATCTGGATGGACAAGGACGATGCGGTCGCGCAATTCGGCCTGTCCGAGGATGAGTGCCAGAAACTCACCACGTATCCCTGCCGCGATGGGCGTGACGAGGATGCGTCCAGCGTCGCCCACGATGCCAAGGGCATGGGCAAGGCGGGCAAGGAGAAGAAAGGCGAGCTGGTGTGCGTCCGCGAGGTGTGGGACAACCGCGCCCAGGTTGTGCGGACGCTGATCGACGGCCTGGACCGCTACGCCAAGCCGACGTTCGCGCCCCAGTTCGTGGGCAAGCGCTGGTATCCGTACTTCGTGCTGGCGTTCTCGTGGGCCGAGGGTGAGCGCGAGCCGTTGTCCGCCGTGGCGATGGCTGACCTGCTGGTGCAGGAGTACAACGCGACTCGCTCGGGCTTCAAGGAGCACCGCGAGGGAGCCAAGCCGGCGACGTTGTTCGACAAGGGGCTCTTGTCCGTCGAGGACGTGCAGGCCATCCAGAACCGCAGGCGCCTGGAAAACATCGGCATCGATGCGCAGGGGCAGCCGGTCGGGAATCTCGTCACGACGCTGCAAAACCCGCCCATCGATCCGGCGCTCTACACCACCGATCCGATCCGCGCCGAAATCGACATGATCTATGGCGTGCAGGACGCCATGCGCGGCGTGGTGATGAAGGCCAAGACCGCCACCGAGGCGGAAATCATGCAGCAGGGCATGGGTGCCCGGACCTTGGGCCAGCGCTCGGCCTTGGAAAAGTGGCTGGGCGAGATTGCGCAATACGTGGCCGAAGTGCTTCTGCTCGCCATGCCTGAGCAGCAGGTCGCGCAGATCGTGGGCGAGGGCTACCAGTGGCCCAAGCTCAGCCGCGACCAGGTGTTCAACCTCGTGCAGGTGGACATCCGCGCCGGCTCCACGGGCCAGCCGGACAAGCAGAAGGACCAGCAGACCTGGACGCAACTGCTTCCCGAGCTGACGCCGATGCTGGAGAAGTACGGCCAGGCGATGGCGCAGGGCATGACGGGCGCCGCCGAGTCCATCAAGAACCTGATCGCCGAAACGCTGCGCCGGTTCGATGACCGGATCGACGTGGAAACGATCCTGCCGAAGGTCGAGCCGCAGCCGCCACCGCCGCCTCCGGATCGGCCGCCTGCCGAACAGGCGCTGATGGGGCCGCAGATCCAGGCCTTGCAGGCCATCGTGACCGCCGTGCGTGGTGGATTGCTGCCGCCCGATGCCGGCGCCGCGCTGGTGCAGGCCTCGTTCCCGCACATCACGCCCGACCTGATCGCCGGGATGCTTGGCACGCCAGCCATGCATGCGGCGAACGACCCGAGCGTGACGCCGCCACATGGTGGCGGACCCGCCCCCGACCTCCCTGGCCTTGCCGCTGTACTCCAAGGCGGCCAGACACCCCCAAGCGACCCGCAAGAGGCCGCGCTGAACCCGCCGTTGCCGCCCTTTGCGGCCTGAGCCCACCACAGGAACCATCATGGAAAACGACAACATCAGTACCGAAGTCGATACCGACACCACCGGCCAGGAGGTTGATACCGATGCGTCTACCTCCGAAGACGGCGAAGGGACCGCGCAGCCATCCAGCACGGCGGATGCTGTCCGTCGCGCTCTCGCTGGTGATGACGATAGCGCCGATGAGCAGCCTGCCGCTGGTGCCGAGGGCGGCGAGCCTGCCAAGGCCGACGACAAGGCCGAGGAAGACCCCGAAAAGGCCAAGGACGCGGAGCTAGAGCCGCCGCCGGGCCTCAAGGAGGCTTCCCGCCAGCGCTTCGAGGCGCTTGCCAACCGCGTCAAAGAGGCTGAAACGCGGTATTCGGAGCTGGACACCAAGCACAAGGAACTGGAAACGCAGCACAAGCAGGTTGTGGACGTGTGGGAAGGGACGGGCGCCAGCCCGCAGCAGTTCGCCGAGATGCTGATGCTGCTCACCGACATGAATTCGGGTGATCCCGAGCGTCAGATGACGGCCTTCCAGCGGGTCGAGAAGACCTACAAGGACATGGCGCGGCATCTTGGCATCGGCAACGAGGCCTTGGCCGCGTACCCCGATCTTGCCGACCGCGTGCAGAAGTTCGAACTGAGCGAGCAGGATGCCTTGGAGCTGGCACGCAGCCGGCGCCAGAACGAATTGCGCAGCCAGCGCGCGGAGCAGGGCCAGCAGACGCAGAAGCAACAGCAGGAACAGCAGGCGCGCGTCGATACGGCGCAGAAAAGCCTTGCCGACCTTGGCTCGCAGCTTCGCAAGGCCGACCCGGACTTCCAATCAAAGCTGGACATCCTCAACAAGCGGGGTTTCTTTGACCGCCTTGCCAACAGTGCGCAGCCGGAATCGTGGTCGGACCTGTTCCAGACCGCTTACGACGCCCTGGGCGAGGTCGCCTCGTCCGTCCGCGTGGCACCCCCGAAGAAGGAAGAGCAGCCGTTGCGCCGCACGCTGGATGGCGGCGGCGGCAATCCGAAGCCAAAGACCGTGCGCGATGCCGTCCGGCTCGCGTTGGAGCAGGAGGACTGAGCCATGGCCGTACTGACCACCAAGACGCGCAAGAACCTGCCGACCGGTGCGTTCGCGCTGCCGGCTGAGCGGAAGTTCCCCGTGCCGGATGCCAGCCACGCAGCCAATGCCAAGGCCAGGGCCAGCCAGCAGGTTGCCAAGGGCAACATCACGCCGGCTCAAAAGGCGCAGATCGACGCCAAGGCGAACAAGGTCCTCAAGCGCGGCAAGACCAAGCGCCAGATCGTCAGCGACGCGGTGAGCAAGGCGCTGTCCGAGTAACCCCCTTTGCTGCGCGCCCCTAGGTGGATAAGCCGGATAAGCGCTGAGGCGGGCGTCCGGTCGCAGCAAACCTAATCTGAGGTGTTGGCATGGTAGAAACACGCTCACTGGCTGGACAAAACGTGCTCGCCTTCCGTTTTGACATCGGCGAGCGCGTCAGGCTGCTTGATGCCGACTGCTTCGGGCGCGTCAAGCAGGTTTGCGCTTCCGTAGGCGGGCGCGAGTACCAAGTTGCCTACTTCGATGACGACAAGGTCAGGCGCGTCGAATGGCTTGGAGAAGATGAATTGGAGACTACTCGATGAAGGCCAGTTTCCCGCCTTACAGCAAAGCAGCGGTAGCCGATTCCAAGCCATCGCCTACTCACGAGGTCTCGCCAGTAGAGGCCAAGCTACGCACGGCGATGCAGTACCTGTACCACTCGCGGCTACTGCTAGACGAGGCTATGGCGTTGGTCAGCCCGCCTGAGCCTGTGGATACCGCCGAAATCCTGCGCGAACGCCTGGAATCGGTGGACGACGATCAGGCGGCAGCGGCATGAAATACACCGATGACGAGTTGATCGCTGCGCACAAAGAGCATGGCAGCCAAAAGAGGGCCGCTGAAGCGCTAGGCATCAACCGCCGAACCTTTGAGCGTCGCTGGGCCGGCATCGTTCGCAAGGGCTATTCGCCCGAGCACAACATGACGCACCCTGTTCCCGATGGTTTCCTAGCCAAGGGCGTGTCCACGCTCTACCGCGAGGACGGAAGCGTTGCCGCGCAGTGGGTCAAGTCGTCCATCGACCACGAACGCCAGCGCGAAATGCTCCAGGCCGCGTTTGCTGGCATGGCTGACGAGCTGCCCCGCGAGTTGCCACGTCCCGCCCTCACGGGCTGCATCGCGGATCTGCTCAACCAGTACACGATCACCGATTACCACCTGGGCATGCTGGCCTGGGGCGAGGAAACGGGCGCGGATTGGGACATCGCCATCGCCGAGCGGCTGCTGGTGGACTGGTTCGCCGCTGCTATCGAGCAGGCACCACGCGCCGCGGTGGCTGTGTTCGCCCAAATCGGCGACTTCCTGCATTGGGACGGTATGGATGCGGTGACGCCGGCCCATCGGAACCTGCTGGACGCCGATACCCGCTTCCAGAAGCTGGTGCGCGTAGCTATCCGGGTGATCCGTCGCGTGATCGGCATGCTGCTGGACCGCCATGAGCGGGTGATTGTGGTCATGGCCGAGGGCAACCACGACCCGGCCAGCTCCATATGGCTGCGTGAGTGGCTGGCGGCGATCTACGAAAACGAGCCGCGGGTGACGGTCGATACGTCACCGGACCCCTATTACTGCGTGGAACATGGCGAAACGGCCCTGTTCTACCACCACGGCCACAAGCGCAAGCCAACCGACATCGACGCGGTGTTCGTGGCGAAGTTCCGCGAGGTATTCGGGCGCACCAAATACGCCTATGCGCACATGGGCCACCTTCACCACATCGACGTCAAGGAAACGAGCCTGATGCTCGTGGAGCAGCACCGCACGCTGGCCGCGCCGGACGCTTTCGCCTCGCGTGGCGGCTGGCTGAGTGGTCGGGACGCCCAGGTGATCACCTATTCCAAGCGTTTCGGCGAGGTTGGCCGCGTTCGGATCAACAGCCACATGTTGGAGGCTGCATGAGCGACGAAACCGAAGCGCAAGAGGTCGCCGACGAGCCCGAAGAGGACCTCTACGAGCCTGAACCGCACGAAATCATGGACGGCGCCGTGCTCCTGGCCGATCCACGCGAGTTTTTCGACCTGACGGCATCCCATGCAGCCATGGTGGTCGATGGCGCGCTGTTCGTGCTGCGCCGAGACACGTTCAAATGGCAGCGGATCGAGGAATTGGCCCCCAAGCCGTCCAAGGTGACGCCGCTGCGCGCTGATCGCCCGCGATAAATCGGAGCAGGATGGTCTTGCGGTGAATGCGCTTGCTGAAGCGCCTGCATGCGTCTCACAGCCGGGGCGTGAGAAAGCCGGGATCAGCTCCGGCCACCGCACGAATTGCACGGCCCAGCCGGCGGTGGCCTCAAACACCGGCAGTGGGAGGTGTGTTTCCGCCTCGCGGTGAAACAATCCTTTGCACGCTGATCCCATAGAGCCCTGCGAACCCCCGCAGGGCTTTTTCTTTGTTGAAGCCCGCGTAAGGCCGAGTGAAATAGCACTCAAGGCCAACGGCTACGCGTAAGCGGGGATCGGATCCCGCAGTCAGAGGCAAACAACCGCGCAAGCCGTATAGCCGGGGTCGCGCCCGGTAGCACAGAACAGGCGGGGTCGTGTTCCGCCAGCCGGTGATCGGTTCATTCCTTTCACTTGTTGGAGCACATCCCCATGGCTTTTACCGCCGATCAGATCCAGCGCGCCGGGCACTACTCGCTCGATGCGTACCTCCGTAACAAGCCCATTGATCAGGTCGTCCAGGACCGTCCGCTCCTGGCGAAGCTGATGGAAGCCTCCAAGGAGTTCCCGGGCGGCAAGCAGTACGTCGTCGAGAACGTCCGCAAGGCCTACGACACCAATTTCGATTGGTACAACGGCGACGCCGAGGTCTCGTACAACAAGCGCGACACCGTGCGTCAGGCGCAGTACCCGTGGCGCTCGTGCCATGACGGTTTCACCCTCAACGAGGACGAGCTGTTCCAGAACGGCATCACCGTCATCGAGGGCAAGGTTTCCAAGCACACGGACGACGAGGCGAACCGTCTCACCGATCTGCTGGAAGAGAACGTCGAGGCCCTGCGCGAGGGCTTCGAGCAGAAGTTCGACTACGAGCTGCACCTGGACGGCACGCAGGACACCGATGCGCTGGCCGGCCTGGATTCGCTCATCGCCACCGACCCGACCACGGGCACGCTGGGCGGCCTGGATCGCTCGGTGGAGACCTACTGGCGCAACTACACCAGCCAGAACATCAACACCACCACCACCGACGTGATCGACGAGATGGAGCAGGCCTGGCGCGCCTGCACCCGTCACGGCGGCCAGCCCGATTTCATCATCGCGGGCGAGGAGTTCATCGACGCCTTCCGCGCGAAGGCGAAGACCGAAATCACCCGCTACTTGCAGTTCGCCACGGCGCCGGGCGGTGGCAAGGTCGCCAGCAAGCTCGATCCGTCGAGCGACCTGTTCTTCCACGGCGTGCAGATCATCCGTGACCCGGCGGCGCTGGACATCGACGCGGCCCTGAATCCGACCATCCCTTGGCAGAAGCGTCTTTACATGCTCAACAGCAAGACGCTGAAGCTGCGGCCGGCGAAGGGTCACAACATGATCACTCGCAACCCGCCGCGCATCTACAACCGGTACGCCTACTACTGGGGCCTGACCTGGAAGGGCGCGCTCACCTGCAACAAGCCCAACGGCAACGCCGTCCTTTCCATCGCCTAAGCCAATGGGGCGGGGTCTTCGGACCTCGCCCCTCAGTGGAGACATGCCATGTTCCAGATCGCAAAGAACGTTTCGCTTGCCGCTGCCGCTGCGCAGACGGCGGTGCAGCCCACGGTGACCCCGTTCATTCCGGGTCGCAACGCCACCCTGGTCTTCGACGTGGACGGCCTTGTGGGCGCCACGGTGAAGGTGCAGGGCTCCGATGACGGCACCACGTACGCCGACGTGGCGACCGTGTCGGCCCAGGGCCCCGTGCTGCTCCAGAACGTGACCATTCAGGCCTACATGCGCCTGAACGTCACCACCGCCGGTTCTGCCGGCAAGGCCAGCGCCTACCTGCTCGCCAGTCCGTAACCACCCGCCCGGCTCAAGGTCGAGCCGCCACAGGAGAAATCCCCATGGCAATGAAATACGCACGTATCACGGTCAACAAGGACCCGATGGAGAAGATCGCACGCTGTGTTCCGGTCTATGAAATCCCGGTCCTGCGCGCCATCCACGGCGCAACGGCTGTGCAGGTCATCGATGAGGTCGAGCGCGACCTCGATCCGCCTGCGGTGGAGGAAGAGTACGAGCGTTTGCAGCGCCTGTACCGCAACCACCCGGAGCGGAAGCAGCCCTACGTCGAAATCGTTTACGGCCAGCCGCTTTCGGGCGGTCTTGCCACGGCGATCAGTGGCGCGACCGTTGCCGCTTCTGCCCGCAAGCGCCGTGCTGCCGAAGAGGCGGCCTAACAGTCCTGTGGTGGGCCACGGAAGGCCCGTTTCTTAGCGGAGTAGGGCATGTCCTTGACCACCGACACGCTGGCGAACCTGCGCACGGAGCT